TTGGTCATTCTCTAAGATATACTTTTTGTTTTCTCCGCTTAATTCTATTGTTTTTGCTATTTCAGTATAAATTAGTCTTAATGCTTCTCCACGTTCAATATTAACTAATTTTTGTTCATTCTTAGCTTCAACATAAAATTTTTGTGAAGGCTGTAATTTATTTAAGGCTATTAACTCTAAGTTATTGAAGCCAGTTGTTGTAATGTTACTCATAGATTTTCCCAGTCTGTGTTATTAATTTCGTTTTGTATTATTTGCATTCGAGTATTAAATGTATTGTTATCTTTTACAAAATCAACTTTTGCTTTTTTAAACGCATCTTTTACCCACATATTTATTGCAGCATAATCTGATTTATATTTCTTTCCTGTACTTGCTTTATAGTCATTTAATTTATTTAGCATCCATTCTACTTCATGAAGTGTAAACTCTTCATTTAATTTATTAAGTTCAGATTCAGAAAGAAAAACAAATTCTTTTATTTTATTCTTATTCTTATTCTTATTTATTTCTTCTTCTTTTTCTTCTTTGCTTAAAATCGCTTTACTATCGTTAAGCGGTCGCTTAGCGTTCGCTTTATTTCGTTTAGCTTCCGCACCTTTTTTGCCATTCTCTGAATTAACTTTTGATATGTGATTAGCTTCAATTAATTGTTCATCTAAAAATTTAATTAATATATCTCCTTGCTCATTCCAAATATATCTATCAATTAACTCATTAATTAATGATTCATTTTTATATCTTCGAATTAAATCTTCAATTGTTAATTTACCGTCTCTTTGCCAATATAAAGCACATACATTAATAAATAAACCTTGAAGTTCTAAGGATTCATAAACTATATCTCCAGTTAGCCATTCAGTAGCAGTAAATTTAAAATATGGAAAATTTTTTGCCATTTATATAAAATAAAAAACCCATCGGCTTTCGAGGTAACGGTCTCTACTCACCAATGGGATTAAAATATTATTATTACTGATGCCGTTACTCATCGGGTACAAATATACAATAATTATTTAACTTTCCAAACCTTTGTAAAATTCTTCTCTCATTCCTGAATTTACATTGTGATAAATATCAGATAGCTTATTCATGTATTCGCCATGTATCATGTTTCTTTTTTCCAACTCTTCAATAAACATAAAACCTATTTTTTGCCATCTATTAAAGTCTTGTTTCATTTTTTGGTTGTATTTGCCAGTTAGTAATGTTGACTGCTCAACTGCTGCTTTAAATAAGGCTATAAGCATGTGAGATTCAAATTCAATCTTTGCTTCTTCAATTGTTAGTACTTTTTCCATGTTCTTTGATTTTTAATTTGTAAATTTTAATTAGTTCTTGAATTTCATCTAAAGTTAGTTTTAAAGATTCATTTCTGCTATTTAATAACTCATTGAATTTGCAAAGTCCTATTCTGTTTGGCAATTGAATAAAGTATTCAGCACTTGCTCCATGTTTGTGTTGGTTGCAGTGAACGCACTGTCCGTGACAATTATCCTCGTTAAATCTTAAATTAGGATAACTTCCAACTGCTAAGAAATGCCCAGCATCAAACTTATCTTTAAAAGGCTTTAAACACGTTATACAGCCTTTTTTTTCATCCCTTAGTCTTATCCATTGGTTAAATAACTTTTGTAGTGTATTAAGCCATTCTGTACGTGTTCTTAACTTAACTTTTAATTCAGCTTTCTTTTTCTTCCATTCTTTTTTTTCAGTAAATATAGAATGGCATTTCGGACTGCATACTTGTTGAAGGCTATTAAATGGAGTGTAGGTATTCCCACACTCCTTACATTTTTTATCTTTAATTTTTTTCATTAATATCTTAAATTTACCTTATCTCTTCTTTTATAGTTGTAAATTTCTTCTATTAATGCTACATACTGAGTGCTATTTACACAGTCAACAATTGCTCCTTGTTGTATTTTAAGCTTCTGTATAAATTCAGTAAATTCAAAATTTTTATTATTTAATAAACTATAAATAGCAAAAATAAATGAACGTCTTTTATAACCTGCATAATATTGTCCTATTATCTCTATTTTATCAGCAAAATTACAAGCTTCTAAATAATTAACTACTTTAAATTTTCCTTCATAAAATTCTTTTAATTTATCAGTTTTTTGTTGAGAAGCTTTTCCTGATAAAAAAGTTAAACATTCAGTATGCCCAAAATTATATCTTTGTTTAAATTCTTTATAAATCAAATAATCTTTATTACCTAAATTACAATATCCTTCTAAATAGTCATCGCTATTCCATGTTTTAGAATTTGCATTTAATAGATGAACCTCATCTAATCCATAACCTTCACAAATAATATATCTAAGAGGAAGATTTAATTCTTTTATAACTTCAAATCTATGCTGCCCATCTATTATCTCATAATACTCATTTACTATAATAACAGTAAATAAATAATTAGATTGCATTGATTTTTTTAATCTATTAATATGTAAAAGATTTTTGTTTCTATTACCATCTATTGACTTGAATAAATAGTAATCAGTTGTTGTGTGAACGTGGTTACTATACTTCACCATTGGTTCTGTGTTTGTTGTTTTCATGTTTGTTTTATTTGATTTATTTTTATTTTTTTCCATTAAATGATTCAAAATATTGATTAAATAGTTCCCTTGCTGCTATTACTTTTTCTTTCATTTTATCGTGTATTTCTTCGTTTGCATTTACTCGGTAAATAAACAATCCTAAGTCTGAAATAATACGAGGGTCGAAAGAAACAAAATCACACCACTTGCGACCGCTTAATAACATATAGCATTGCATTTGGTAATAGTATTCAGGCTGTTCACTTAAAAAAGTTTCATCGTTAGTTATAAAGCAATGTTTTAAATGATTAGCTCCATTAAACGGGCATTTTATTTCTATCATTCCATCTTCACCTACTAAGCCATCAGGACTTCCTGTTAAGCCTTCTATTTCATTTGAGTAAAGCATTAAGCTATCTTTAACCTCATTGCCAGTTACTGATGAATAGAATTTCTTTGCAGTTGGTTCGTGTTCGTTTCCCCATTCAGTTGCAAAATTATTAATGCCTTGCTTTACTTCACCGCTTAATTTTTCCCATACTTTTTCGAGAATGTAAGTTTCTGCTGTTTTAGATAGCACGTCCTTTTTAGAACGTGCTTCAGTCATTAACTTCCAGATTTCACTTCCGGTGAAATTACCTTGTCGGTTTATAAACCATTCAGGGCTGTATATTTCAATAGTTGATTCCATTATTGTAATTGTTTTTTAAGTTCATCTTTTAATTGATTTATTTCTACATTCAATTTAGCTTCATTACTTAATGTAGTCCAAATGTTTTGTAGTTCACTTAATGTACTTGCACCTTTTAAAGTGTGTTTTATTCCAATTACATTTAATGGTTTTACTTCTGTTTTAACAGGTTTTTCTTGTTCACCATGTGCATCAGTATCTTTGTCGGTAACTAAGCCTAAAATTGAACTTAAAGCATATCTTCTGATATAAGTAATTGCAGAACCCATTACTTGGAATTCATTCATTCCTTTAAGCATTACACCTTGAGGTATTTCAATAACAGATTCAATTGTTTCCCCTGTTTCGGTATGAAATACAATTGTCTTTACACAATTGCCCATAATTGGTTGAGTAAATCCTAGATTATGCTTTGCTAATAATGGATTGATTTTGTCAAAGATAGTTGGAAGATCTGCATAAGAATATCCGTAACCTTTTGTTTCTTTGTGAATAACTGGAACTTCTTGTTGGAATGCTGCTAAGCTTTTAAATAAACTTTGTTGTTCTTTTTTTGTTTCGTTCGTTTTCATGTTCTTTGTTTTTATTGGTTAATTAAAATAAATCATCGTGCGAATCAATACGGAAGTCATCTGGCATAAAGTTACTTGAACTTTGTTTGATGTTGTTCTTTGCTGTATAGGTAGCATCTGCATTGTTTTTAATATATGGCTCCTGAAATGCTGCGCTGAAATACTTAACCCCTTTTTGACTTTCTTTTAACCATAATGATATTTCCATTTCTTTACCATTTACGTTTACCGTTCCTCTATAGTCAGGTTGTTTCTCGTTTGTCTTTTTAGCATTCTTAAAGATTGCTCCTGAATTGTTCTTAGTTTCCATGTTTTTGTTTTTTGTTGGTGATTGTAAATTGCTTGTAGTTGCTTTTTGTTTTTTCGTTTCTTAACCATTGCTCATTAACTGAATATCCTAATTTGCGGATCATTGCAATTAACTTATGAAGGTTAAGAGTTCCCTGATTGCATTCTTTTTTTGTAATGGCGTACGCATTAGAACCATTTACCGCGATGCCACTTAGTAAGGCATCCAGTACTGCTTGTTTCTGTGTTTTTTTCATAGTTATAAACTTTTTACAAATATAATAATAATTAATTTTAAAGCAAATTATAAGACAAATAATTATCCGTTAAAATATCCATTTGTTTTTTAAGTGAAATATATTTATCAGTTAACTCAAAATTTATGT